GGATCAAGGGCAGAAGGCATGCCTTCTTACCAAGATTATTCGAGCTCAGGAAATGTTATTACCTCGTTAACTGATACGTGGACGCCACTGCTTGACGAGATTCGTTATTGCAAACATATTTATGCAATGAAATATGAAGAAGGTGTGTTCCCTCCCGAGCCCTCTGATTTTCCAGTGGGAATCGAAAGCATGGCTGCCTGGGAACAAAAATTAGTTGATGAAACAGAAAAGGATCAAACAGAAGCCAGAGCGGCAAATTTACAGCGAAGTTCTTTGTCGACAATGGACGTTCCTCCTTACAATTGCCAAGCGCCAATGATGATGCCCATGATGCAAAAACTGTTTAACATTCCTTCTAATTTTGTAAAAATGGGTGGTTTTACAATGATTGATAAGAACGGCAAGACATATGTTCCAGCCTCTGGTGGTATGCCAAGTGTGTAACAATGCCTGAATTTGGAGACGTTGTTGATTCAAATTTTATTTATTCTGAGCAACAAATCTCAGGGCGAATTTATGGTGACAGTACGGTTTCTTACGAAGGTATTCCAACTGTTTATCACGTTGGTGATGTTGTCCATCTTCCCTATGCTTCTGGGGAGTTATCGACCATGGAGGCAATCGGCCTTGCGTGGGCAGCCTTTGCAAGCGGTGTCAACCCAGCTTAATATATTGTAAAATTAAATGGAGTCACCTAAGACTCATTAAGATTTCTTTTATCTCTTGCGTGTGGACCCCGCGCATTTATATGGTGCGGTTACCCACTCGTCATAGTCATGACTCACCAACCGCCAGTGGATCAGCGGATTGTGGACGAGTACTTCCAGCTGATCTCCAATCCAAAAACTAAAGACGTAGCTTGGCTCTACGGCATGGTTGCTACCTATGGTCTAAAGCCAGAAGAATTGATGGGCTTCTCTTGGGGGACCGACGCCACAATTCTAATTTCTTCCAAAAAACGTCCTATTAAACCTTTGCATCCGCAATGGGTTATTTTGTTTTCATTAAAGAAAAAGCAGCCCCGCAATCTGCAGAGCTGCTGGAATCCTCTTGAAATTTCCCTTTACAAGGCCATTTCTTATCAGCAAATTCGTTTGAATATTACTGATTTGTTACTGGCCTATCGCATACGCAAAACCAATTGCAAACCTGTCAAGCGGCTGCAAGCATCTTCTGTTTTTGCAGGTGCTTTCTGACGGCGGTTACGTTCCAGCGATAGCTGTCCCGTGAACGGGTCTCAGGAAAGGCAGCGAAATGCGGCCCCAACTTCAGGGTGCCGTCATCGCGGTACTTGAAGAGAGTCTTGCGGTCAAGCCCCAAGAGCTCTTCTGCCTTTTGGACGGAGACCCATCCAGTATTTTTGGTCATGGCGCGGAAAAACGCGTACTCATACACCGTACCCAAAAAGACGCAGGCGTCAAGAGCCTTAATAAATCTTTTAGTTTTATGTTGCTTCTTGATACAAGATAGGAGAAATTAAAATAAGATAACGGCAACTAAAGAGTATGTTCAACAGTGAACAGGATCCCCTCGCCCTGCTCATTGAATTAACTCCAAAGTTAGCAAAGAAACGTTATCGACAATCTATATTTGACGCCTGGGACTGTAAGTGCGGCTACTGCAATGAGCCGGCCACAAGCCTGGACCATATCGTCCCAAGGTTCCGTTCTGGCTCCAGCAACCGCCACAATTTGATTCCTGCTTGTCGCCGCTGTAACACAAATAAGGCCAGCGCCAAGATGGAAGACTGGTACCAGCAACAGGAGTTTTACAACGAAGTTCGCCTCAGCCGCATCAAAGCTTGGATGACGCAAGAGGCAATTGATATTTTTGTTTATACTGCGTATGATCCGGCTATAACCTTGGCAGGCTAATGACATTTGCCGAATGGATGGAGAACACGGCCCCTCAGATGCTTGGGGCAAAGATGGCGGCGGGAGACAATAAAGATGCGTTGGATTACCTTTTGCAAATTGGTTATTGTTGCCGCATCATTGACAATGTTTACGACCAGGATCGTTTTTATGAGAATCAAGATTTGTTAGACGTATTTGAACTATTGGCTTCTCGTATTCCATCAAATCCTTTTTACATGGAGCATGCGAAAACGCTACAGCCAATTCAAACCCTGGGATGGTGCGCTTGGAAGCAAGCCAACCGGTTGTGCACTGGCACTAAAACGCAACGGATCTATGCTCATGTGTACAGGGGCTTGATTGGTGAACTGTACCCCGCAGTTGCATGGTTGACCCAGGGTTACGATGCGATGATAGAAGTACGACAATTTACCGAAACTTATTTCCGAGATAGCTGGGAAAAATCGCTTGAGAAGTAATGGGAATTTATTACGAGCCTACTTCTAAAAAATGGAATGTTTCTTACGAGAAAACAGACAATCCAACCAACTTACGCACAGACTATCCTGAGTCTTACGAATATACCGTAAAGACGCAAGACCGTTGTGATTCCAGGGACGTTTGGGGTAACTGTACCGCTCAAGATAGGTACGAAACGAGGACCGCTCCACTTCCCGATAACGTTGCGATGAACGCGGCGAATAGAACGGAAAATGCAAATAATGCCACCCTTAATCAAACAAATACATATAAGAACCAGGCGTATGACACCACTGTTGCTACGGCAAGCAAAACTCTTGGAGGAGACTACACTTCCCAGAGGCAGCTGATTAGAAACATTGGTAATGTTGATCCAGCACTAAAAAGCACGCTAGAGAACCAATTTAAAACTTTTTACCAAACTGAAAAACTACAAACGTGGGATGCAAATCTTGGCGCAAAACCGCCTTATGGACAATTTGACGCAGCTTACTATAAAAGTCAGTACCCAGATGTTGCTCAAGCCTGGGCAAATTTTGTAGCCAATGATGATTTAGATGTTACTGGCCGCTATGGAAGCGAAGCTGGTTTTTCTTTATACCACTATACCGCTCATGGTCAATACGAAAATCGACGTGCTAATCCTAAGGAAAATTTAATAGCAGCTGAAAGGTATGTTGAGGAAAAACCAACCGACCTAGAGCTTCAAGCAGTTCGCGATTTGCAATTAGGAGTTTCTCCCGGAGGCTCAAATACGGAAGTAGAAGAACTAATTACAACAGAAGTAGGCGAAAAAACCAAGCAAGATGTTAAAAAATTTGGAGCATTAACGCAAGATGTTTTAAAGCAAACAATCGAAGAGATGAAAGAGGCTAAAGCCAAAGAATCCATGCTTGATCTCATGGGCGGATTTAGTGGCTTTAGTGAAATTATGTCGATTAACAAAGAGCTTTCCAATTCAATCTTGGGTGATTCGGGTGTTGGCGGTATTTTGTCATTTACATCTAAAGGCAATCCTGAAGAATCCTTGGAGAAAAGTCTTCAAAATATTACAGGTGTTCGCAATAATGTTACCTACAACTGGCAACAGTGGTTTGATAATGAACTAAAACAACGTTATACAAAAGATTTAGAACTTGGTTATACAGAAGGACAAGCAACGGAAAGCGTAAAAATAGAAGCCGATTTTGCTCGAAATTTTATTGACAAATATTTAACACCTCGTTTTAATACGGCTCGTTCCATGGATGAGTTTGCTGATTATATCGATGTCAGTCAAGAAGAGCAGAACCCATTCCAAACCCAAGATTTGTTAAACGCCGTCAACATGGCTGCAGATTTACGTGCACGTCAGTATTTAGATCAAATACAAAAAACGCCAACACGTTACTTTGATTCTGCGTTTTATTTCAATCCGACAGGAAATCAGGCAAAAACAGATAAATATCAAGACCAAGTAAAAACAGTTGCCGAAGACTGGGCGGCAGCGCAAGGAGGTGATCCTTATTGGAAAAGCCAAGCCTATCGCTTTGGCATTGATTTAAAAGGCCCGACCGCAAAAGAAGATTTTGCACGCATGCACTTTGAGGTAAAAGGACAGGGCAAAGGGTACGATCCCGCCGAGGATGTTTTAACAGCGAGCAAAGTCAGTAATTATATTCAAAATACAATTCTTCCATCGGTCAAAGCCGAGGCTTTGAAACAGGGTTCAGTCTTTGGTTTGTTTGTTACTCCAGAAGAGTTTGCGGATGAGATGTTGACGGGATTAGATCCTAATGACAGTAGTAAATGGGGTGAAGTTCTTGAAAAATATGGACTAACAGATTTTAAGGGAAATATAGATGAATTGCGACAATATATTATTGAGACAATTAGAACAGGATCTGCCAAAGATATACGTGAGCAAATTAAATATTTAAACGAAAAAAAACAACGCCCTACGCAGGAGATTCTTGGTCTGACTTATATTGAACGGCCTGAAGATTACAAAACTGATCAACCGACAGCGCAAACAGAATTATATAAAACTTTTCAATCGGCTGGATACCAAGGAACTGAAGATGAGTTTTACAATACAATGTTCCCCGATGTCGATCGTTCAGAGCAACAAATATTAACTAAAGCTGGTCTTGGCAAAAACCTTGACATTAACAAAGATTTTTTTGATTACAGCGATCCATTTGCTTCCCTGGGAACAATTGAAAGCTTCTTTAGTCAAGATGAGCAAACTCCTCAGTCGACTCAGGCATCATCTAAACCTACTGTAGATAATTACTTTAGAATAGGATTTGATTCCGATGAAGAAGAAGATTATAAATCTTCTACTGGTTCCAAAATCTTGGGCGAATTCACCTCCATGTTTAAAGGTTTCTGATGTCTGACAAAGCAAAAAAAGCAGCATCTGCAGCCAAGCTTGCAAAAGATAAGATGGCGTGCAACAAGCCCAAGCGCACCCCTGGGCACCCCACAAAATCACATGTGGTTAAAGCTTGTAAGGGCGGGGAGGAAAAGATTATTCGATTCGGCCAGCAAGGCGTGGAAGGCGCCGGCAAAAACCCTAAAACAGAGAAAGACAAGGCGAGAAGGCGTTCTTATTACGCTCGCCACAATGCCCAAGACGCCAACCCTGACATCATGTCGGCTAGATATTGGTCTCATCGTGTAAAGTGGTGACAACGAATTTTTGATGTAGCATACGCAAGCCACATTTCAATACCATGGCAAAACCAAAGAGCAGCTCTTCAGTCAAACTTGAGTCCAGGCCTAAGAAGACTCGTCAAGGTCAGGGTCAACATTCTTTGCCTAATCACGGGCGCAAAAAGATGCGCGGTCAAGGTAAATAAATTGTGTATGATTGGGGGTAATAATAGTTACCCCCATGAAATCTTTTTTTCGCGCAATTGAATTAATTCGCAATTACGAAGGTTTCAGTGAAAAAGCGTATCCAGACCCCAAAACAGGAGGAGCGCCCTATACGTTTGGTTATGGAACCCAATTTTACCCTGACGGTTCGCCCGTTTTAAGAGGGCACTGTTGCACCAAAGAGAAAGCGTTGGAATACCTGGAATATGAATTACAAAATATCAGCGAAGATTTAGAAAAAATTAATTTAATCTTAGAGCCAACCATGAAAGAAGCACTTGTTTCTTTTGTGCATTCCATCGGTTGGCAACCATTCTTGTATTCCGAACTGATCGACTGCATTGCAAATGAGAATTGGTATGGTGTTGCAGCGGAAATGTCACGCTGGATCTTTGATGAAGACCATCGTGTCATTGGGGGGCTGATCGACAGACGCAGGGAAGAAGTTGAGTTATTCCTATCAGAAGTAGAGGATTGCCCCTGGAGTTCCACAGAGGTTTTATTGACCGCATTTCGGAATTACACAGCATCCAAAAAGCAAGTCAATGCTATTCGCAAATTGGAAAAAAACGTGAATCCTTATTTGCTGGCTGAATTTGCAAACGAATTTGACATCGTTTCTGACCCTTGGAATTTAAATTCCGAACATCGTTCTATTTTATCTACTGAAGATTGGGATTAGAATCATTGAATAGACTCAGGTCATCCATGGAGCGATCAGCCGAAGCACGAGGGTTTGAACTTCCTTTAGAGCTGCAATTCGCCATGCGAAAAGCAGAAATCCAGTCTGAGGAAATGACCTGGGACGAATTAAGAATTGCCCTGCTTAACCTGTATCACCAGCGGTTACTTGAGTGGCAAGCAGTTAAAGAAATACTGGCAGATGAAAACATCCAGCTTGACATGGATGTTCCTACGGAATTAGAGCTGGCCGAACTGGCCGCCGCCTGTTTCGCAGCTGACTACGACGAAGACGAAGACGACGACCCGTTTCAGGTTGCCTAACCAGGCTCTTCTAATTCAATAAGGCGCTCAAGGTACCACCTTGCCTTTTTAAGGGACTCCAAGCCGCCCTTATGGCGCTCTCGCCACACATACTTAGCAATACACCCTTTTAAATAACCGCGATATTCTTCGTGGCTTAATTGTGCTTCAATTGCTTCAATGCACTCAACACCACCTTCCGTGTAATGGGAAGGATGATTGACGACATCTTCTTGAATAATCGGTTTTGTCAGCCAGGGGACCGGGCAAACACCGTCTTTACACTCAGATTCTTCTACCGGAGTAAACCACGGCGCTTCGCTGACAGAGCGCCCTCGCTCGTTTGATCCGCTGGAGGAAGAACCAATAGTTTTGCTTTCGGCATCGGCAGCGTCCCAGGATACCGGCTCGCTTCTTCCACGCTCGGAATATAACCGGTCTTCCCTGGCCGATCCATCCCCTCCAATGCCAGATTCGTTCTCTCGAGTCCCTGCTCGCATGCTGCTAATCCACGGTTGTACATATCGTACAACGGAACATCGTTCTCTGCATTGTCCAGAGGGGCACCAAAGTCCTCTTCTGTCAGACAACGACAACGAACTTCGTCTTGTACAAAACTATCTAAGAAACCAGCAGCGCCGTGCATGGGATATAGGTTTTATATACCTTCAATTACAATATTAACATGGCAGATGTATACAGCTCCCGCTATGATCCTCGGCAGTTCTCTGGTACGTCCGGAGCCGAGGTATCTGACTTAAGGCCTGAACAGGCTTACGACACCGACTTGCGTCGCGTTGATCCTGAACAAAGGGGAAATGTTGCCCCCATCAATGACGATCAAAGTCGTATTGCCAAATTCATGCGAGCCGCAAAAAGCGCTGGTAAGTTTCGCCAACAAGCTTTAGTCAACGAGCCGACCATTCGCGGCAAAACGCCCAGGACAGAAGCTTCAATCGCTGGTA